ATGGCAACGATAGAGAAGCGAGGCAAGACCTGGCGGGCGAAGATTCGCCGCCGAGGGTTCCCGGCGATCAGCCGCACGTTCGACACCCGATCCCAGGCGCAGCAATGGGCACGCCGGGAAGAGACCCGCATCGACCGGGACGAATGGGACGACCCAGGCGAGGCCCGGACCACCACCCTGCGCGAAGCGTTGGAGCGGTACCTCCGCGAAGTAACCCCCCGCAAGCGCGGCGCGCGCCAGGAGACCCTGCGGATTCAGGCCTGGATGCGCCACCCCCTAGCCGACCGCCCCCTCAGCCGCATCCGCAGCGCAGACCTTGCGGAGTACCGGGATGCCCGCCTAGAGGACGGCGTGAGCGGGCAGACGGTACGGAACGACCTGATCCCGATAAGCCACCTCTTCAACACCGCCCGCCGGGAATGGGGCATGACCGGCCTGCGGAACCCGGTAGAGGACGTGGCGAAGCCCGCCCCCAGCCGCGCGCGGGACCGGCGCCTGCGCCCGGGGGAGGAAGAGGCCCTGCTGGCGGCCGCCCCCACCACCGAATGGCGGGCCTTGATTACCCTGGCCCTTGAGACCGCCGCCCGCCGCAGCGAGCTACTCCGCCTGACATGGGACCGGATCGACACGAAGGCCCGCGTGGCGCACTTGACCGATACCAAGAACGGAGAGGACCGGCGCGTGCCCTTGAGCCCCCGCGCGCTGGAGGCCCTGCAGGAACTACGGGCCGGGCCCCGGCAAATCGACGGGCGCCTGTTCGACTTGAGCCTGGACGACCACAGCAACCGCTGGCGGGCCCTACGCAAGCGGGCCGGCATAGAGGACGTGCGCTTTCACGACTTGAGGCACGAAGGCACCAGCCGCCTGGTGGAGTGCGGCCTGTTCAACAGCGCCGAGGTAGCCGCGATCACCGGCCACAAGACGATGGTGATGCTTCGCCGGTATTACCACGCAGACGCCGCCCTGCTGGCGGATCGCATGGGCAAGGCGGGGAAAGGATAGGAGACGGCGCAGAGCCCGGTGTCCATTACCCGGTTAAAGGGAACGGACCCCACGCCATCCGGTGGTGCGCTTTGCCTTTTAAGCCTCGGTCAGATGCCTGTCGCTGCCCGTTCTGCATCGGTTCACCGGCCCGCCGCCCCCGTTCGCTACCCCTTCAGAGGGGGCCGCTTCCGCGCGGCTCGGCTCGCTACTAAGTTCTTGCCCGGTTAGCGTCTTCTGTTCGTCAGCTTTCCAGCATCTTCGGGGCCCGGTCACCGGCACCCCAAAGCACACCCCGCATGGAGCGGATAAAGGTGGATGGCGCGGGCCGGGCGCAACCTTAGCAGGGTACATCTGCGACAGGCACTCGACCCGAACCCAACGCCATCCGGTCCCGGTAGCCTTGTCGCTTCCCGCCCGCGCCTGGCTGCGAACCCCAGTTACACGGATTGCTCTAGAAACAACGCTGCGGGCAAGGCTACCGGCCGCATGCCGCGAGGCAAGGCCCCCGAAGGGGCCGCCATTCTAGGTCCGCTTCGCGCGATAGGCGAGCAAGCGGTGGAACTCCAGCGGGTCCGTGTGATGGTAGACGTACCGCAGCGGGTGGTTCCGGTTCGGACGCCAGCCGACCCACAGGAGACGCTCGGGCCGCAGATCGATGTGGAGCATAGCCCGATCCCCTTCCGTTCCCGAGTACATCTGGTCGGTGTAGATTCCCACCGCGCCCACATCCGGGTGCCGCTGGAACGCAGCCCAGGCATCCCACACGAAGGCCCAGTCCATGTAGAGATCGATGGCATCCGAGAGCGCCGGATTCCGCCCCTCGATAGAGTGCCGAGACCGGCCGCTCGGGCGCCAATGCCCGCCCACCAGCGGGTGCGGGTCCATCCGGTGCGTCGACGGCAGCGATTGCCGAACTTCCGAAACCAGGAGGATGAGGCCCGCGTCCTGGTATTCCAGCGGGCCCCCTTCCTCTTCCCCCCTCGGCCATTCCCAGGGGGAGAAATACGGGACTTGATCCCAGTCCAGATCGGAGGCCGGGAACCCCTTGTGGGCGCTCATTGCCGCCGGCCTTCGGACGCTTCGCGGGCCTGGCGTTCCAGCCATGCGTCGAAGTCCTCGCGGCGCCAGGCGCAGCGGCGCCCGATACGGAACGGGGCCGGGATTCCACCCCGGCGGATCAGGCCGCGCACCGCCGCCACGGACTTGTCCAGGCGGGCGGCCACGTCTTCGGAGTACAGGACATCAGCCATTGCAGTTTTCCTCGTTGAACAGTTCAGGATGGTAGTGGCGCAGCACGCGCTCGCACGCTTCGGAGCGCACCCAATACACGACCGAGCGCCGCAAGGTTTCACGCGAGGCCGCGACCGCTGCCCGCGCGTCTTCATCCGGCATACCTTCCGGCGGGACGAACCCGACCACCCGCAGGCGGCCGGGGTAGGCAGAGCGGGCCGCCTGCAGTAGCGCGGCCGCGACCAGGCGGCGAAGGCGGGCGATCATGCCCGCCCCCCCTCTTCCGCCCCGTCCATTTCGGACAGGAACTCGGGATCGACCTCGGCCGCTTCGGGTTCCGCTTCCGGTTCGGGCTCGGATTCGGCGCCGGCCGCGACCGGCTCCGCCTGGCGTTCCGACAGCTTCGCCTTGAGGCCCGCGACACCGGCCGTGGCCTGGCTGGGCGCCTGGTGTTCCAGGGCCGCGCCCGAATGCCCGAGGGCCGGGGCTTCGGAGCGCGCCGCCTCGCCTTCGATAATTCGGCTGGCCTCGTCCTGGTCGTAGATACCGGAGAAGCCGAAGGCGACGCGGGCGCCCTGGATCAGCGCCTTGTGGCGCAGAAACCGCTTAGTGTGGGTTTGCCAGGGGCCCGAGATCGGGTTGCCCCCGTTCCGGCTCCGCATGGGCGGGCGGTACACCTCGTCCAGGTATTCGCGCACCACAATCGGATGGGTCCGGTCCTTGCGATAGATCGCGACCTCGCACCATTCGGGGCACCGCTTGCCGCCTTCCGGTTCGGCCATTTCATCGGACCACCGGAACTCCAGGCCATCCATCGCCTTGTGGTCGTTGATGATTCGGGACCACCCGTCGACCGAGACCACCGGGATGATGCCGTCGCGGTCTTGGAAGGCGAACACTTCCTTAGTGAACGGGTTGAGCCCGTACTGGTCCGCGACGATCAGCAGCGCCGCCATCTGCTCGTTAGTAGGCGCCGAGCCGTCGCGCTGGCGGAACGCCGTGGCCTTCAGCGTTTGCCACATCTTCTCCGGTTCCATGTTGAACCGTTCCGCGAACTTCTGGACTAGCTTTTTCCCATCGGACATGACTATTCCCCCGCCTTCTTGTTGAACCGGAAATCGACGTACTCGGACGGTTCGACCTCGTAGCCCTTGCGCTTCACGACCTTGCGCACGAACCCGCCGCCGCCCGGCAGCGTGGCGACCGAGGCCGCCCCCGCCATTGCCTGCAGATGCGCCCGAGCGCCATCCACCACCGCCTGGTATTGCTTCGCTTGCGCCTGGGCATCCCACATGACCTCGGCCCACCGCTGGGCATCGTCGCCAAGCGCCACCGTTTCGCCGTTGGTGCCCGGGTACACCCGCCGCAGCACTTCGGCCGCGCGCTTGTGTTCGGGATCCACCGGCGGCGGCGTGCCCGCTTCAACCCGGCTCCAGAACTCGGCGCCCGCGTTGAGCAGGATTTGATCCATTTCGGGATCGCGCTCGACGGTATAGATGCGCAGTTCCGAGCCCCCGATCAGCGCAGCCACGTCCCACACCGGCATGTCCAGCACCAGCATGTAATGGCAGACCTGGGGCAAGTAGTAGGAGGCCACCTCGTCGGTACCGTCCGGGCCCCACAGATGGGACATGCGCAGCGAGACGTTCTTGATCTCGACCCCGCGCTTCTCCCCCACGACCCGGCGGTCGATATTGGCGAGCATGTACGGGGCCTGTTCCAGCGCGTGCTGCACGTTCGAGCGTTGCACCTTGCGGCCCGTCCGCTTCGCGTAGCCCTCGGCAATCGGGTCTTCGAGGATGGAGCCCCAAAAGCGCGGCCCCAGATCTTCATCTTCGGCGTCTTCGCGCGGCTGGTACCCGTGCTCTTCAGCCAGATCGGGCCGCTTGTCGTAGAAGACATCGATGGCCTGTTTCCAGGGATCGAGCCCCAGGATGGCCGCCATGTCGGAGCCCCCGATGCCCGCCCGGCGGGCCTCGAGGAACGCGGCGCGTTCAGCAGCGGCGGCGCTCATTTCGCACCCCCGGCCTGGACGACGGACAGGCGACGGACACCCGCCGGCGTTTCTTTCGGGTCCAGCCGGTACACCGACCGACCGCCCTGCGACACCATGCGGAGATCGCACCCCGCCGCGTCGGCCATTTCACGCAGCACCCGTAAAGGAGTGCTGGACGGCAGGCGAACCGTTACCTCGATATTCTGTTCCATGTTGATCCCCTTGCTTGCTTGTGACGTACACCAGCCGCTAACGGCCGGTGACGACAAGTACAGCACAGGTGCATACCGAGGTGCAAGAGGGCAAAAAAAAGCCCCGCCAATGCGGGGCCGGTTTACAGCAGGCGGGGCCGGGTTACGCGACCAACTGCGGCGAAGACCGTGTGCCCCCAATAAACACCACGCGGCGCAATTCCGACCGTGCGACCCAGCGGCGGGGCCCGCCGAGGGTCGGCATTAGCAGCACGCGGTCTTCGGTTTCGGAAAGCAGCGTATCGACCGACAGCGAACCGTCGACCTGTTCCACCAGCACATCCGCCCCGGGGGACGGATGCAGCGAGGGCGCCATGATTAAGACCTCGCCGTCGCGGTAGCGCGGATCAAGATCGCTACCCACCACGCGCAGCGCAAAGGCCTGGGGATCGGTGCAGGGCACCTCTTCCAGGTAGCCCGTAGGCTTGTCCGTTATTGATTTGAGCGTGCCATACACCGGTATTCCCCTCCTGTTCGATTCCGCATCTTGCCCAAGAAACCAGGGGATCGGATAACCAAGGGCCTCCGCGACGCGGGCCAGGTTCTCGACCGTGATGTGGCCGGTTTGAATCCACCCCGTGACGGCAGACGGAGACACCTCGGCCTCGCGAGCCAGCCAGCGCTGGCTTTTCCCGTTCTCTTCCAGCGCGCGGGAAATACGCGCCCCTACCTCTTCTTTCATCGTTCTCCCCCGAGAAACCCCGGCGTACAGCAGGGCTGTACATTAAGCCAAGGTTAAATTATGGTGTCACGACCATACAGCAGAGCGCAACACCTACGAGCCATGATCAACGAACACGTCGACCAAGCGGTGGATTTATTGGGGGGCCCGAGCCAGGCCGCAAAGGCGCTCGGCGTGTCCCCCTCGTTTATTTGCCAGATGCGCGACGGACTCAAAGCCGTTCCCGCGATTCGGGCGCTCCAGTTCGAGCGGGCCACGGCCGGCGCAGTACGCGCGGTGGACCTTTGCCCCGCCCTTGTTGAGGTGGCGGCATGAGCCTGGACGCCACCGTATGGGCATGGAATCAGCGCGTCGGCCGTAGCAGCGCGAAGCTAGTCCTGTTGAGCCTTGCCGACCGCGCGAACGACCAGGGCATCGCCTACCCCAGCATTGACCGCCTCCGGTTTGATACAGAGCTCGACCGGAAGACGGTTATGCACAGCATAGGGTATCTGGAGCAACACGGCCTCATCAAAGCCGACAAGATGGCGGGTAAAGCGACACGGTACCACCTCCAAGGTGTTCAGGACCGCGCAGAGATCGCCGCAACCACCAGTCCCAAAAACGGGACCAGTCCCAAAATTGGGACCGGTACCAAAAACGGGACCGCACCAGTCCCAAAAACGGGACCGGACCCGTCCCAAAATTGGGACACGAACCTATCAAGAACCTACCAAGAACCCCCCAATAAAGAATCTGGCGCGCAGAAGGCGAGCCGGAAGTCGAGCAAGGCGCTCGACACTTCCGCCCTACCCGCAGACCTCAGCCCCGAGGTATGGGCCGACTTCCTACAGCACCGCAAAGCCCTCAAGGCACCGGTTAACCAGACCGTCGTGAACCGCATGGCCGCCGAGTTCCAGCGGGCACGCGAAGACGGCTGGGAACCGGACGACGCCCTGGGCGAAACGATGGCGGCCGGCTGGCGGGGATTGAAGGCGGACTACCTACGCAACCGCAGTAAGACCACAGGAGGCAAGCATGCAGCGAGCGGGAAACCTAGCAGCAAGGGCAGCGCCATCGACCGGGTCCGGGCCGCCAACCGGCACCACGAACCCGACAGCGGACCCCGGACCATCCCAGGCGAGCGGGTTGGGTGAGCGGCACATCAGCCGCTTGTGGGAACGCATGACGATGGCCTTTGGACACCGATGGACAAGCCAGTACGGGGAGGCAGACGACGGCACCTGGCTGCACCGGCTACGCGACCTCACCCCGCAGCAAGTAGCGGCGGGAATCGAGGCAACCGAGACCAGTGGGGAAGACTGGCCGCCAACGTTGCCCGCCTTCCGCGCCCGATGCCTGGGGCGCCGGGGCGCCGAGTTCGGCCTCGACTACACGCCGGAGGTGTACCGCAAGGGCCCGCCGGAATCCGACCCCGCGCGGCTCTTGAGCAGCGACGAACGCAAAGAGCAACGCGAGGAAAACCTGCGCCGTTGGCGCGAACTTCGACAGAAGGTGGGGATATGAACCACGCACAAAAAAGGACCGCCGGGGGAGCGGCGGCCCTGGTACTTCACAAGCAAGCGGCAAGCAAACCGCAGGGGCAGTGTATCAAGCCCGAACTGGCGGCGGTAGTGGAGGCCCGGCCCGGCTACACGGCCGCCGAGATTGCCCACACGCTCGGCGTCCAACCCGACCAGGTACGCCGGGCCATCTACCGGGCCCACCTGGGGCAGCGCCTGCAGGCCGGCCCGATGCGCCGCTGCGTAAAGACCGGACGGCGCGCAAACACCTGGTACTTGCAGGAGGGAACCCAATGAACCCGATGAGCCCATGCAGCCGGTACAGCTTCGAGGAAGAGATCGAGCGGGACGACGCCGCCGCCGAACGGGCCTGGCGACGCGGGATCACCTGGACCCGCATGCACCGCAGCGCCCCGCAGGGGCCGCATGCACCGCAGCCGAACAACGAACGCAACGAAGAGGGGGAGGAAGAGTGAAGCGATACACCCTGGACGACGGGACCACCGGTACCGCCGAGGAACTCGCCGCGATGGCCCCAGGCGGCGTGACCGCCAAGGCCATCCGGCACCGGCTACGCAAGACGAACCGGCGGGAGTACGTCCTCATGAGCCCAAAGCAGATGAAGCACTTTGGTCAGCAGGCATGGCGCGGCCGGTACCGGTTGCATCTACCGAACACGCCACCGAAACACGAACAGCAAGGAGCCTGACATGGCGCGCGGAGTGAACAAGGTAATCCTTCTCGGGAACCTGGGGGACGACCCCGAACGCCGAGAGACCCCGAACGGCGTCACCGTGACCAACCTACGCCTCGCTACCAGCGAGCAATGGAAGGACAAGAACACCGGTGAAAAGCAGGAAGCGACCGAGTGGCACCGCGTGGTGCTGTTCGGGAAGGTTGCCGAGATTGCAGCCGAGTACCTGACCAAGGGGAGCCAGGTGTACATCGAGGGGCAAATCCGCACCCGCAAGTGGCAAGACCAGAGCGGAAACGACCGGTACAGCACCGAGATCGTGGCCCGCGACATGCAGCTAATCGGCGGCGGGGGGCAGCGCGGGCACCAGGGCGGCGGCACTAGCCAGCCGGCGGCCCCGGACGCACAAGGCCAGGCCCCCGCCTCGCAGCCGTTCGACGATGACGACCTGCCGTTCTAGGGGGGAGAGCATGGCGAAGAGCAACCGCAGGATCGTGAACGTAGACCTTTCGCAACCGCAGGAGACCACCCGGCCCAGGGCCGGCAAGAAACGCCAGGCGTCGGCGAAGGCGAAGACCAAGGGCAAGCGCAAGGGGGCGAAGCCGGTGGATGGGGTGGTAAATGTCTGACCAGATACCGCTGGCCCTCGACCCCTGCTGCGGCTCCCGGATGATGTGGTTCGATAAGGAGCGCCCGGACGTGCTGTTCGGAGATAACCGGGCGGAAACAATCACGGTTACAGATCGTTCGCATGGCCAAGAGGGCGGCACCCGGACGCTGCGTATCGCCCCTGATGTTCGGACGGACTTTCGGGATCTGCCGTACCCCGACGAGTCGTTCTATCTCGTCGCCTTTGACCCGCCGCACCTGGTGCGCGCGGGCCGCAAGTCCTGGCTTGCGGCCAAGTACGGGAGGCTCGGCGCGGACTGGCGTGACGATCTACGGGCCGGATTCGCTGAGTGTTTTCGTGTCCTGAAGCCGAACGGAACCCTGGTGTTCAAGTGGAACGAGACGCAGATCAAAGCCCGGGAGGTCTTGGCCCTAGCACCACATCGCCCGCTATTCGGGCACACCGGCGGCAAGCGCGACACGCACTGGATGGTGTTCATGAAACCGGAAGGGGGCAACACCGGAATGACATAGACCAAGGCAGCCGGGGCCCCACCAGGGCCCCGTGCGCTGCGGGATGGGCCGGGGCACCCCTCGGGGGCCTCCCACCCCCACCCCTACGCCGCCCACCCCGGCCCATCACCGGAGCGCACACCGGAACCGAGCATGACGACGAAACGCAAACCGCCACGGCACGTTGAAGACGACCACCAGCGGGCCCTGGTTCAGTGGGCCAGCCACCGCCTGTTGAGGCCCGCCCCGGACGTAGAGCCCGGCGCCACCCTGGGGGATTACTTGTACGCGGTACCCAACGGGGGCAACCGGGGCCGGATCGAGGCCGCCCGCTTGAAGGGGCTCGGCGTAAAGGCCGGCGTTTCCGACTTGAAGCTGCCGCTCGCGCGCGGCGGCTACGCGGGGCTTTACCTGGAGATGAAAAAGCCCCGCTCCGCGTTCAGGAGCCCCCGGGAAGCGGAACGGGCGATCTCCGACAGCCAGGCCGAATGGCGGGACCGCATGATCCGGGCCGGCTACCGCTGGGCCATCGCCTACGGATGGGATGAAGCCCGAGAGATTCTGACCGACTACCTCGCGCAGCCGCGCACCACCCTCGCAACGGAGAGCACCGCATGACCAGCAAGCTAGTGGCCGAACTGGCAGACGCTATCGGATACCAGCCCACCGTGCGCCTGATTCGCGCCTACGGGGGCCGCCGCTTGTACATACCGCGCCAGGCAGACCCGGAACACCCGATCACCCTGACCGTGGGGCACACGGCCGCAACGCAGCTTTGCGACCAGTACCCCGGCACCCGCCTCGACCTACCCGACGAACAGACCAGCCTGCTGGAGCTTCGCAACCGCCGCATCGTGGCCGAAAGCCAGCGCGGCCGGGAGACCCGGGCCCTGGCCCGTGATTACGGGTTGAGCCCCCGCATGATTCGCAAGATTCTCGACGCGGCCGGGGCACGGAAGGCCGCCGGCGCGGCTCGGCAGGCGGAAACGGTCCCCCCTGATCGCGTGTTCTTGACCCCGGGACAATAGGCGAAACCCACACCACGGCCACCACCATGACCGTCACCCGAATCGCCGCCGCCTTTCTGGCCGCCGCCGTTGCCCTTTCGGCCGGTTGCGCCACCCTGACGCAGAGCCCCACCGCCGCGAAGATCGTCACGCAGCAAGCCGTGGCCCGTTGGATCGGGGAAGACCCCGGCCGCGCCGCCGAGACGCGCCGGATCGTGGTCGAAGTACGCGGGCACCTGGACGACCGCACCACCAGCCTTGAGCGCCTCGACCAGCGCGTGCGAGACGCCATCCGCTGGGAAGACCTCGACCCAGCCGACCGGCTTCTGTTGCATGACCTTCTGACCGCCCTGCGCGCCGAGCTTGTGGAGCGGTTCGGGGAGCGGGAACTGAGCCCGCACCGCCGGGAGCGCCTGGAGCGCGTGGCCGATTGGATTGAAGAGGCCGCCGCGCGGTTGGAGGAAGACGGCCGTGGGATTTGAGGCACCGCTGAAGGTAAAGCACCTGGGCCCGAAGCGCTGGCGATTGATGGCGCCCCTTCCCTACCGGGCCAGCGACGGCACCCGCTACACCGCCCCGCTGGGTTTCGTTACCGACTTCGCCAGCGTTCCGCGCCTGCCCCTGGCCTACCTGTTGACCGGCAACACGGCGCACAAGGCCGCCGCCGTTCACGATTACCTCTATGACGCCGGCATCACCAGCCGCAAGCGCGCGGATCAGGTATTCCGAGAGGCCATGCGGGACAGCGGCGTGCCGTACTGGCGCCGCGCCATGATGTACCGCGCCGTGCGCGCCGGGGGCTGGCTCCCCTGGAACCGGTACCGGCGCCGCGACGCAGACCAGGGGGCCGCATGAGCGAAGAGATTACCGCGATCAGCATCGTCGGGCTGGTTTTCGGCGCCGGCTTGTTCTGGACGACCGTGACCCTATGGGCGGTCAAGGCCTTGCTCGAGAGGCAGGCCCGGAACAATGCCGCAAGCCTGGAGAAACAGGCGAGTGACTACCGAGAGGCCTTGAATCGGATCGAGAACAGCATCAAGTCGGTCGAGGGCAGCGAGAAGCTAAACCGGGACGCCATCCACCGCCTCGACCTAGAGACCGAGCGGCTGCGCTTGGAGATTCACCGGGAGATGCAGAGCACCTATGTCGGCCGGGAAGAGTTCACCGAACTGAAGCAATGGATCCAGGAGATACATCAGAGCGTGCGCACGCACGAGGCGGCCTTCAACACGCCGGCCAAGGCGCTCGGACACCGGGGGAAATAGCACATGCAGCCAATCGCCAACCGCATCACCGGGGAAGGGGAAGAGAGCCCGGACGACCTTCTCGCCAACCCCCTGAACCACCGCGTACACCCGGAGGAACAGCAGAAGGCCCTAGAGGGGGCCCTGCGGGAAGTCGGCTGGGTTCAGCGCGTGATCGTGAACACCACCACCGGGCACGTTGTCGACGGGCACGCCCGCGTGGCTCTCGCACAGCGCCGAGGGGAGCCCACGGTACCCGTGGTCTACGTGGAGCTTTCCGAACACGAAGAGCGGGTGATCCTGGCGGCCCTGGACGCGGTGACCAACCTAGCCGGCGTCGATGACGACATGCTGGCGCAGATTCTGGACGGCCTAGAGGTTGAGGACGCCGATCTGGCCGCCTTCCTCGACAGCCTTCTGGACGGGGGGGAAGAGGAAGCGGAGGAAGGCGAGACCGACGAAGACGACGTGCCCGAGGCGATGGACGACGCCACCAGCCAGGCGGGGGACGTTTGGGTCATGGGGCCGCACCGCTTGATCTGTGGCGACGCGACCAACATCGGAGACGTGGAGGCGGTGACGCGCGGCTACCCGGTCGACATGGTCTGGACCGACCCGCCGTATAACGTCGATTACAGCAGCAAGAACGAAGCGCTCAACGCAGCGGACAAGGGGAACCGCGTCCAGCGCGCCATCGCACACGACAAGATGGGCGATCCCGAGTTCTTGCGGTTCCTGACCGATGCCATGACCAGCGCCTGGGCGGTAACGAAGGAAGGGGGCGCGGTCTACGTGGCACATGCCGACAGCCAGGGCCTACCCTTCCGCACCGCGATGGTTCAGGCCGGCTGGGACATTAAGCAGTGCCTGGTATGGGTAAAGAACAACATCGTGCTCGGGCGCCAGGACTACCAGTGGCAGCACGAACCGATCCTCTACGGTTGGAAGCCCGGGGCCGCCCACACCTGGCTGGGGGAGTTCGACAAGCGCACCGTGGTCGATGACGAACCGGACCCGAAGAGCATGACCAAAGCGGAGATGCTCGCGGAGATTAAGCGCCTGCGCCTGGCCTTGAACACCAGCGCCCCGCGCGTCGACAAGCCCCACGCCAGCGAAGACCACCCGACCATGAAGCCGGTGGAACTGGTGGCGCACATGATCCGCAACAGCGCCCGGGAGGGAGAGGCGGTCCTCGACCTATTCGCCGGGAGCGGGACCACCCTGATCGCGTGCGTTCAGTACCGACGCGAGGCCCGGCTGGTAGAGCAAGACCCGCACTATTGCGACGTGATTGTCCGCCGCTGGATGAAGTACACCGGGGAGGAAGCGGTCCTCGAGGCCACCGGGGAGACATTCAGCGACGTGATGGAGCGCCGGGAGGCGGGCGCGGTTGATACACCTGGGGTTGATTCCGGGGAGGAAGACGCCGCATGAGCGCCACGTCCGCAGGCCGCCTGACCGCCGCCGAGCGCAAGGCCCGGGCAATGCAGCTACGCACCACCGGGGCAACCTATGTGCAGATCGGGGAGGTTCTCGGGGTTTCCGCACAGGCCGCCCACAAGATGGTCACCAAGGCGCTGGACGAATTGAAGACGCTGACCGAGACCGAGGCGGAAACGGTACGCACCCTGGAGCTTGACCGGCTCGACCGCGCACAGCGGGCCATCTGGACACAGGTGGCGAAGGGGAACCTCGGCGCGGTAGACCGGCTGCTGAAGATTCAAGCCAGACGCGCGGCCCTACTGGGTCTCGACGCCCCGCAGAAACACGCCACGACCGACCCGAGCGGAGAGGAAGAGCGCCCGGCCGGCGTCGTGGTATTGCCCGCAGGTTGCGACAGCGTGGACGAATGGCTGCAACAGCACTCGCAGACGGACGGCTAGTCGTATGGAGCCCACAACCCGGACCACAGACCGCGCTCGTAACCTGCCCCGTGGAGGATTTGCTATTCGGGGGAGCTCGCGGGGGCGGGAAGACGGACGGGGCGATAGGGGACTGGATAGCCCAGTGGGAGCGGTACGGGGACAAGGCCCGGGGCCTGTTCATGCGCCGAACCTACGACGAACTGGACGAGGTAAAGGCCCGGCTGGACGAGATCATGCCGGCGATAGGCGCGGAATGGAAAGGCCAGCGGAACACCTGGGTGATGCCCGGGGGGAACAGCGCTGGGGGCGCCTTGAAACTGCGGTACCTGGCGAAGGATGCCGACGCCGCCCGCTACCAGGGGCACAGCTACACCTGGGTCTGCATAGACGAGGCGGGGAACTTCGCCACCCCGGAGCCGATAGACAAGCTACGGGGCACGCTTCGGAGCAAGTACGGCGTGCCTTGCAAGCTACGCCTGACCGCGAACCCCGGGGGGCCGGGGCAGGGTTGGATCGTTCAGCGGTATGTGGACCCCGCCCCGCCCATGACGGTCCACACGGACCCCACGACCGGCACGCAGCGCGTATTTATACCGAGCAAGCTGGACGACAACCCGGCGCTCTTGCAGAACGACCCGGGGTACAAGCGCCGGCTGCGCAGTTCGGGCCCCGCGTGGCTTGTGAGCGCCTGGCTCGATGGCGATTGGCGGGCGAACCCCGAGGGCGGGATCATCAAGAACGCCTGGCTGCAGCACTACGGCACGCCCCCGGCGCACCGGAAGGCCCGCACCCAAAGCTGGGACACCGCGTACAAGGCAAAGGAACACAACGATCCGAGCGTTTGCACGACCTGGGACACGAACAAGTCGGGGCACTACCTGCGCGACGTATGGCGGGACCGGGCCCCCTACCCGGACCTCAAGCGCGCGGTGATCAACGCAGCGGAGAAGTGGCAACCCGACGCCATCCTGATCGAAGACAAGGCCAGCGGGCAGAGCTTGATCCAAGACCTGCGCAGCGAGACGCGCCTGCCGATCATTGCCATAGAGCCCGAGGGGGACAAGGTAACGCGCGCGATTGCCACCAGCGCCGCCTGGGAAGCCGGCCGGGTATTGCTACCCGAGGCCGCGCCCTGGCTGCTGGACTTCGAGCTAGAGCTAACCCTGTTTCCGCAGGCACCACACGATGACCGGGTGGACAGCGTGACCCAGTTTCTGAAGTGGATCGAGGGCCGCGCCGCCTGGATGGAGTTCGCCAGCACCGGCACCGGCGCCCGCGACCCCGAACGACACGACGCAGACACCGGCTGGGGCCGGATTCGCAGCGAACACGACATGCGAGGGTATTGAGACATGGCACAGCCACCGAAAGGCGAATACGCACCGATTGACAGCTTGACCCGGGTTCACAACTGGACCGGGGCGCTCCTGGCGAATGACGACGCGATCATCGCGCAGCGCGGGGGAGACCCGGCCATCTACCGGGAGCTATTGCGGGACGACCAGGTGGGCTCGGCCCTGGAACAGCGGTTCCTGGCCGTCATAAGCCGCGAATGGGAGGTGATCCCGGGAGGCGACAGCCCAGCCGACCAGCGCGCAGCGGACGACCTGAAGGAAGACCTGGCCGCGCTGGAGTTCGACAAGATCACGCGCCAGCTTTTGCACGCGGTGCACTACGGCTACAGCGTGGCCGAGTGCATGTGGAAGCGGCGGGACGGCCGCGTGGCCCTGGACGACCTTCTGGTGCGGCCCGCCGAGCGGTTCCGCCGGGGCCTGGACGGGGGCATCTACCTGCTACACCCCAAGAAGCCCCAGGGGGAGCGGATGCCCGAACGCAAGTTCCTGTGGATCACGCACGGCGCGGAGAACAGCAGCCAGCTATACGGCCGGGGCCTGGCCCACCGCCTTTATTGGCCGGTCTTTTTCAAGCGCAACGGGATGAAGTACTGGGCCATCTTCCTCGAGAAGTTCAGCCAGCCGACCGCAAGCGCCGCCCTGCCCCGCGCGATGATGGAAGACCCGGTGCAGCGGGCACGGGCCCTGGAGTTCCTAGAGGCGATCCAGGTGGACAGCGCGGTCCTCCGGCCGGACGACATACCGGTGGAGTTGATCGAAGCCGCCCGCAGCGGGACCGGTGACTACGATTCCATGCGCAAGGCCATGAACGAAGCGATCACCAAGATCGTTCTGAGCCAGACCATGACCACGGACAACGGGAGCAGCCGCGCCCAAGCCGAGGTGCACATGGACGTTCGGGACGACATTGTGAAGGCCGATGCCGACATGATTAGCGAGGCCCTGCACCGGGGCCCGATTGCCTGGTGGTCCGAATGGAACCACCCGGACGCCGCCCCCCCGAAGGTTTGGCGCCGCATGGAGCGGGAGGAAGACCAGAACGACCGAGCCGACCGGGACACGAAGATCCTGCAGATGGGCTATAAGCCGACGCCAGACTATATCGAAGAAACTTATGGGCCCGGCTGGGTACCCGCCGACCAGGCGCCCACGGACGACCTGGAGACCGCCCTAGAAGCCGCCTTTGCCGAGGGGGACAGCACCAAGGCCCTGCACCGCGCCGATCAGCAGGCCATCGCAGAGGCAGCCCGGCACTACAGCGGCGATCACGAAGAGCTGCTCGGGGAGCGGGTAGAGCAGCTTCTGGCCTACCTGGAAGAGACGGACGACGCCGAGACGTTCAAGGCCCGCCTGGCAGAGCTTGTGGACGCCCCGCCCCCCGCCGAGGCGGTCAACAAGCTAGAGCGCACGGGCCTGTTCGCGCGCCTACTGGGCAACCTTCGCACGCAGCGATGAGCGCCCACGACTACCGGGAGACCCCAGGCAGCCTAAGCCTGGGGGCCAGCTTCAACCTGCCGCCCAAAGAGGCGGTGGAGTTCTTTCGCGCGAAGGGACTCAAGACCACGTTTGACTGGCGGGACATGCTCGGCGCCGAGCATGACCATGCGTTCACGGTAGCCAAGATGATGGACGTGGACATGCTAGGCGACGTGCGCAAGGCCCTGGACGAAGCAATGGCCCGGGGCGGCACCCTTCGCCAGTTTCGGGACGACTTGATCCCCACCCTGCAGGCGCGCGGATGGTGGGGCCGCAAAGACGTGGTGGACCCGCTAACCGGGGAGCGCGTGAACGCCCTGCTGGGTAGCAGCGGCCGGCTGCAAACGATATTCCGCACCAATCTACAGAGCGCCTACAGCGTAGGGGCCTGGGAGCGGATCGAAGAGCAGGCGGAAGAGGCCCCTTACCTGATGTATGACGCGGTGGACGACCACCGCACCCGGCCGGAACACGAAGCCCTGAACGGGACGGTGCTGCCCGTGACCGACCAGTTCTGGCAAACGCACTACCCGCCGAACGGTTGGAACTGCCGCTGCGGGGTTCAGCAACTCAGCGAGACCGAGATGGCCGCGCGCGGGTTGAAGCCGAGCCGCCGCCCGAGCCCCGGCACGAAGGAATGGAAGAACCCCCGCACGGGGGAGACCCACCGCGTCCCCCGCGACCTTGACCCCGGCTGGGACCACAACCCGGGCCTCGCGCGTTCGCAGAAAGCCCAGGCGCTACTCCAGGAGAAGATCCAGGCCCTACCCCCGGACATGCGCCCGGCGCCCGGCAAGACCTTCGACGGGCGCGGCTACGCCGGCGCACAGCCCGCTGGCGCCGTTACCCGAGAGCAGAAGGCCCGCCGCCTTGAGTCCACGAAGAACGCCGAACACCGGGCCGCACAGAAGCAACTGGACGACATTGCAGGCGGGAACGTACCCGACCCCGGCAAGTGGAAGGCCAAGGCGCTCGCGCAACTCAAGAAGAACGACGGCTGGAACGCGAGCCCGGCGCCCGAGAAGCTAGGCGCCCTGCTGGCGCGCGCGAAGGCCCTACAGAAAAAGAACACGAACCAAGGTTACTTGTCCGGCTACAAGAAGAACATCCTGGCCGGGAAGAGCCCCACCCCCGCGCAGCGCAAGGCCCTCGACAGCTTGCCGGGGAACGAACGCAAGGCCTGGCTGGAGAAGCTGGGCACCGCCAAGGCGAACGCCGAGGCCAAGAAGTACCTGGACGGGTTGAGCAGCCCCACCGCCCCGATCATGGAGAAGGCGGCGCTCAAGAAGCTGACGAACAACGGCACGGCCGCCGGCATGACCGCCAAGGAACTAGCCGACCAGGTGAAAGCCCAGGCCGCCGCGCTGCAGGCGAAGAGCCAGGCCAAGGCCGCCGTCGCCGGCTACAAGAAGAAAGCGATCAAGGGGGAGACCCCCACCCCGAAACAGTCCGCCGCGTTCAAGGCCCTGAGCAAGAAGGAACAGGCCGCCGTCCTACAGGAGATCGACGCCGGCAAAGCACAGGCCGCCCAAGCGGCCGCCGCCGCGAAGGCCGCCAAGAAGGACAGCGACGGCCCCACCGCAGACCTCGACGCCGGCCCGCCGTTGAATACAGCGGACATGGATCAGATCGGAGGCCAGGGGGGCAGCAACCCCGGCGGCATGTACCGAGACCGGCAAGGGGATCGCTGGTACGTCAAGAACCCCCCGGACCCGGACCAAGCGCGCAACGAAGTCCTCGCCGCCCGCCTCTACGCCCTGGCCGGCGTGGACGTTCCCGACGTTCGCATGGCGACCCGGGACGGACGCACCGCCGTCGCCTCGAAGGTGCTGGACGGGGTAGAGCGCAACCCGAACGCGCTGCGGGGCACGAACAAGCCGGCGGGGGCCCGTGACGGGTTCGCCGTCGACGCATGGCTGGCGAACTGGGACGTTGTAGGCCTTGAGTACGACAACATGATGGTTCGCGCCGGCAAGGCCATCCGTATCGACACCGGGGGCGCCTTGCTCTACCGAGCCCAGGGGCAGCGCAAGGGCGATGCCTTCGGGGATAGCGTGACCGAATGGATCAGCCTGCGAGACCCCAGCACGAACAGCCAGGCCGCAAGCGTATTTGGGGGCATGGATCAAGCCGCCCTGCAGGCATCGGCCCGGCGCGTTCTGGAAGTTTCAGACGCCGATATTCGCAGCACAGTCATGGCCTACGGGCCAGGCGACACCGCCGCGCGTACCGCCCTGGCGAATCGCCTCATTGCCCGCAAGCGGGACATTGCCAAGCGCGCAGACCTCGACATTCCCGGGGGGCCGAAGCCCGCCTCCAGCGCACAGGCCGCAGCCAGCATCAAGAAGGCGCAAAGCGACGCGCAGGGCTCCGTGGCGGTTGCCGACCAGCGCGTGATCGACGCCGCGAAAGGGATCAGCATGCAGGCCGCACAGGGCGGCACCCTTCGGGCCAAAGACATTCTGCGCGCCCGGCAGGCCCTGGACGCCATAGACGAGACGCTGGGGGCCGGTACCGCCTACGTGACCCGGGAGACGAAAGACGCCCTGCGCGCGCACTACAAGGCGGTGCGGCGGCAACTTGAGGACATTATCGATGCCGGCGAAGGGGCCCCGGCCGCCTGGGGCGCGGGGATTCACAAGGCCATCGCCGCAGACCGGATCCAGGTGGACAACGCCCGCGTGCCACCGGACCTGGCGCCGCGCCCGGGGGACTACGATACCGCCGCCGTTCAGAAGTGGGCCGCCTCCATCGGGTACGGGGCAAACCGCCTGCAGCCGCACCAGCGGGATGCCATGCGCAAGCACAACGTACCCGAGGTGGAGATGCAGGCCCTGGCCGCCTACACCGGGGCCGCCTACCGGACCATGAACGAAGCGCTGCGGCAACAGCGGCCCATGACCGAGCCGATCCGGCAAGCCGTCGCCGCCGCGACCGAAGCCCTGCGCAAGCTACCGCAGCGCCCGGCCGGGGAGTACACCCGAGGGGTCAACTCGAAACAGGTGCCGAACCACCAGGCCTACGTGAGAGCCCACACCACCCCGGGCACGCGGATCGAATGGCAGTCGTTCAGTTCCTCGTCCTACGGGGGCGGATTCGGCGGCGATATGCGGTTCACCGTTCGCACCCGCCAACCCCATGCCGACGTGGACGGCGTCAGCAGCAACATGGGGGAGCGGGAGGTGTTGCTCCCCCCGGGCACCATTGTCGAGGTAAAATCGGCAGAGCAGCGCGGCGCCGTTTGGCATGTTGTAGTCGAGGAAGTTCTGGACGGAGGCGCGACCCAGCAATTCACGGAGGGGGAGACGATGGAACAGGACGACAACCGAGACGAAGACACCCGCGAAGAGGAAGAGCGCCGCAAGGCACGCGAGACCATGCTGGAGCGTTCCAGCGACCAGGCCGGTGCCTTCCGTGTGATCTACAGCCCGAAGGACGACGAAACGAAGGGAGAGGACAGCGAGTGACGCCGCGCGTGTGCCGTTATTGCACAAACGCCACCCGACCCACAGGGGAAGGATGGCGCTGCACGTTGAAGCGAGCCGAGACGCGGCCGGATTGGAACTGCGCCAACTGGGAGCGGGCCCCCGGCGCAGACGATGACATTACAGGGGCCGCGCCCCGGTTTTCAGCAGGTACAACTCCCATGCCGCAAGCGGCATAGACCGGTCCCCCGCTTCCCACCGGCGCCAGGTGCGCCCGTCCGTATGCACCAGGGCCGCCGCTTGCGCCTGGGAGTGCCCCACCGCTTCACGCGCCGCTCGGATGGATTCGGGATCGCACGGGGGGAGAGATGGGGCGGTCACGACGCCACCCGCCCGGGCAATTCATCGCCCCGCAGATACGCCACCTCGTCACGAATGAGACCGCGCGCCACCTGGGCCGCGCGCTTGAGCCCGCCCTGGATTCCTGTGCGCCGCACATGCGCCCCGTTCATTCGCAGGGAGACCGACCATCCCGAGCGGGTATAACTACCCCCGGGGTTGCTGGCGATAAAGACCTCGAAGGGAACACCGCACAGTGCGCCCGAGTAGGTACCGGCGCGGGACAGCGGCACGTCGCGGCGAAGGCCGCTGCGGTTCCAAAGGATACGGGACGTGTAAGCGTTCATGGTTTCCCCTTGCTTGGTTGCGATAGGGGCCCCTGCAGGGCCCCGGTTTCAGGTTACGGGCAGACGCGGAACTCGCGGCGGTTGCGGCCGGTTTCACCTTCAGCGGCCACCATTTCCACGATGTACCGCTTCGCGGCAGCCAGGCTGCGGGGGCCCGGCACAAACACCGGTTCGCCTTCGCGAAACCCGGTGATCTCTTGGAACACCCAGGTGCCCCGCTCGGTGTTACGGGGCCAGCGGCCGTGGGCGCGTTCATAGGCGTGGACGTTGAACTCGACGGTGACAGTCATGGCGATCCCCCTTGCTTGCTTGTTGGGCCCCAGCAGGGGCCCGTTTCGATTAGTGGTCGGCGTAGTCGGCGCCGAGGCCGCCCATCGGGACGTGAGCAGCCAGGGCCGCCGCTTGCTTCGCCTGGGCAGCCTGGGCCTTTTCGCGGCGCTCGTTCTCGTACTTGACGACCTCGACCAGCAGGCCGGCGCGCTCGCGGCGCGGCACCTTGAACGTTGCGCCCTTGCGGAACAGGGTCAGGTACTTTTGGTGGAGGGCCATCAGGCCCCGCGCGTCGTACTTTCCCGGGATCGCCAGGCCGGCGTCGCGAATCAGGTTGCGCTCGGCGCGGATTTGCTCGGCGGTGTAGATCATCTGCTGTCCCCTTGCTTGCTTGTTGGAGCCGCCCTGCGCGACCCCATGACTGATACATTAAAGGACCGTTGGCCCTATTGCAACAGGGTGGGGGCAATTATCGAGAATTACCCCCGTGGGCGGCGGCCCTAGTAGCTCATCTGCCGAGGCCAGGACTTCACCAGATCGGGGAACCTGGCCCGGACTTCCGGCCGGATTTGATCCAGAATCCGGTTAGCTTGCCCGGCGTACCCCCTGACCCCGATGGTTCCCGAGGCGAGCGCGAAGTACAGTTCCTCCAGTTCGAGAACGTTCCGCACCTCAATTTGCGTTTTCCATCGCCCCAGGAACTCGCACACAGACGGCATCGCAAAGCCGTCCCCGAATGGGCCCTGCCAATCCCCAGTCCGTTGAGCCCGCTCGATATCGTTCTGCTTGTCCTCAAAAGCCCCGTATTCGGCCTCGTACAATTCCTCGATGAACACGCGGCTGGCCTTGATCTTCAATGGGTAGCGCATGGCGCGTCCCTCCTTCGGTTGGGAGGGGCCCCGCAGGGCCCCGGATGATTATTCGCCGCGTTCGCGGGCTTCCAGCACGTCGAAGATGGCATGCACGCCGGCCACGGACAGCCAGAAGATCCCGTCCTCTTCGTCGTGGAACCCCATGCCCTTCTGTTCCAGGCTAGAGATGAGGCCAGCGACCTGGTGCTTATCCCAGCCCAAGACCTTGCGGAACACGGCCGGGTCGCCGTTGGAGTAGTTATCGGAGAGCTGCGTCTCCCGGTCTTCATAGTTCAGGCAGGATTCCAGGGCCTTGATCTCGTTCTCGGTCAGGTTGGTCATTGCGGTTTCCCCTTTTGCTTGCTTGCCGGGGCCGCCCCTTGCGACCCCATGAGTCATACTATATAGGACCGTTGGCCCTCGTACAAGGGGGATCGAGCGGTTTTCGATAAAGAAAAAGCCGGGCACCAGGCCCGGCCGTTGCAGGGGGACGCCCGGCGCTAGGGCTCCGCCGGTTCTTCCAGCCAGTAAGGCGGCTCGAAGCGCCGCTCGGATTCCTGGCAGTTCAGGCCCGATTGCCAGGCCCGGTAGTACCAGGAGTGGCGCAAGTCTTCATCGGGCCGCACCTGGTTCTTGAAATTGTCGTACTCCATACCGGCCGCCTGGTCCGACAGGATCGCGCCCACCACGGAGCGCTGCACGACCGCGCGGAACCGGTAATCCGCGTCCGGGGTTTCAGTAACACCCCCGGCCTCTTCACAACCAGCCAGGAACCGCTCGAGATCGCCGCGCAGGCGAGCCCGCACCAGTAGCGAATCTTCATGGTCGCGGTGCGCCACGATGGACACCGCGCAATCGGGAAGGAAAACCCACATAGACACCTCCAGGGAAAGGGGCCGCAGCCCCGGAAAGAGAGCCCCAGCCGAAGCCGGGGCCAAGGTTCAGGCGACGGCCGCGACTTCCGGCACATCGATCCCAGCCGCGACAGCCCAGGCCCGCGCCTTCGCGGCAAAGCCGGCCCGGTTCGGGTTCTCCGGCCCGTAGCGTTCAGCCCGAGCCGCCGCCGCCGCCGCACAGGCCCCGGCGTTCTCGCGGGTAGCCAGCCGGTAGACGGTCCCGAAATACGGCGCGTATTCGCACTCGCACACCGGGTGCCCCAGCGACACCAGCCAATCGACCAGCGGCAGGGGTTCTTGTGACAGCCAGACCCCCTCGGTGCGCCCGCGCGGGGCGATAACGACCTGAGCCGGGCCCGCCCCGGTTTTGACGCTGTAGAGGTACTCGGCGCCCCAGGTATCGTAGGAGCCCGGATGCGGCTCGGCGTCCAGGTTCCCCCGGACGAAGGCGAACCCCAGGCCGCCGCGCGCATCGCGAACCTCGTCCAGCCCATCGCGGGCCGGCTGGGTCAGTTCGTGGATCATGTTGAACAGGCGAACGGCCGCGCCTTCCGGGTACCCATCCCAGTGGGTATAGAAGTACTGGCCGTCGATGTTGTAGATAGCGGACGTGGACATAGCAGACTCCCCTCTGCGGTTGATTGTCAGCCCCTACTGTACACTTCCGGCCGCTAATGTAAAGCCCCGGCGTACACGCGAGCGCGCCCGGGGAAACGGTCCCCCCTGATCTTCCCCCGTAGCACCCCCGGACAATGGCGCAAACCCACAAAGGGCCAGCCCATGCAGCCGTTCGAGATTTTCCGCCGAGGGACGCACACCAGCGCCGGCGGCACCACGCTGAACTTTACCGAGGACGACCTCCGCGCCGCCGTTGAAGGCTATGACCCGGCGTTGCACGAAGCGCCCATTACGGTCGGCCACCCGAAAGACAACCTGCCCGCCTACGGCTGGATCAAGGGCCTGGAGTACGCCGAAGACGGATCCATGCGCGCCACCCCCGAACAGGTAGACGAGGCGTTCGCGGAGATGGTGCAGGCCGGCCGCTTCAAGAAGCGCAGCGCCTCGTTCTATACCCCGGACAGCCCGAACAACCCGACCCCGGGCCGCTACTACCTCCGGCACGTTGGATTCCTGGGCGCGCAGCCGCCGGCCGTGAAGGGCCTCAAAGACGTGGCGTTCAGCGAGGAAGACGAGGCGGTGGAATTTATCGAGACCACCATGACCGCCGGCCTCTTCCGCCGCTTGCGCGAATGGATGATCGGATTCCGGGGCCAGGAGGAAGCGGACAACGTAATCCCGGCCTACCTCGTGGAAGACCTGGAAGACGCCGGCCGCCGCGAACTGGAGGGCGAAGCGGACGCCGAGCCTGAACCCGGCTTCACCGAAGCCCCGAAGACCACACCCGAGGAAGACCCCATGACCAAGAAGACCGAGGGCGCCGACGGCGCCAAGAAAGACGACCAGACGACCGACTTTGCGGAGCGCGAAGCGAAGCTGGCGGAACGCGAACAGCGCATCGCGGAACAGGAAGCGGCCATGCGTCGCCAGGCCGCCGAAGCGGAGTTCAAGGAACACGCCGAGGCCGGCCGCATCCGCCCGCAGGACGTGCCCGCCCTGGTTCAGTTCGCGGAGACCCTGGACGCCGAGGCGGCCGTGGACTTTGGCGAGGGCGAAGACGCCACCAGCCAGACCCCGCGTGAGTTCCTGTCCGCCTTCATCGCCAAGCTGCCGAAGGCCATCGATTACAGCGAGCGCGCCGCCGACACGGACGACGACGCCACCGAGCCGAAGGACAACAAGGCAGTGGCCGATGAAGCCCGCGCCTACCAGGCGAACTACAAGGAGCGCACCGGCCGGCACCTGAGCTTTACCGAAGCCGTCGCGGCCGTGAACGCCGGCAAGCATAACGCCGAGTAACCGGCGCCCGAACCCGCAGCCCCTACCGAGGAACAGGACATGAAAAACGAGCTTTACATCAAGAACTTCGATGCCGCCAGCGAGGTGCAGCCGCACCGCCTGGTCGTGTTCGGTGACAGCGACACCAAGGCCGCGCAGGCGACCGATGGCTCCGCCGCCTTCATCGGCGTCTCCGACAGCCTGGGCGCCGCCGATGCCGGCGAGCCGATGGACGTGGTAATGGCCGGCGCCGCCGAGGTTGAACTGGGCGGCACCGTGACCCGAGGCGACCGCCTGACCGCCGATGCCCAGGGCCGCGCCGTTAAGGCCTCCGCCGGAGACCACATCGTCGGCATCGCCATGATGGCCGGCGATGCCGGCGACCACGGCTCCGTGATGATCGACCGCAGCGCGATCCCGGCGGATTAACGGGTAGCCACCACCGAACCCCAATAGAGGACAGACCCCGATGAATACCAAGTACGCCCCGTTCCCGATCCAGGAGCATCTGACGCAGATCGCCCTGGCCTACACCAACCGCGCCATGATTGCGGACGACGTGCTGCCGCGCGTAAGCGTTGGCAAACAAGTCTTCAAGTGGATGGAGTACGCGAAGTCCGAACGCTTCACCGTTCCGAACACCCTGGTGGGCCGCAAGTCCATGCCCAACGAAGTGGAGTTCGGCGCGAAGGAAGAGACCGCCGCGACCCGCGACTACGGCCTGGACGACATCATCCCGAATGCGGACCTGGAGAACGCAGACGAGCGCCACGACCCGGTGGGCCATGCGGTCGAAGCCATGACCGACCTGATTCTGCTGGACCGGGAAGTTCGCGTGGCCGGCATGGTTCACAACCCGGACAACTTCACGCACAAGGAAGCCCTGGCAGCCGGTAGCAAGTGGAGCAACCCGGACGCCAACCCGATCCCGGCGGTTCTCGAGTACCTGGACACCCCCATCGTGCGCCCGAACATTGCCGTGATGGGCAACGCCGCATGGACCGCCCTGCGTACCAACCCCCACATCGTCAAGGCCGCCCACGGCAACAGTGGCGACTCCGGGGCCGCTACCCGCGCCGCCGTTGCCGAGCTTTTCGAGCTTGAGGACATTCTGGTGGGCCAGGGTTTTGTGAACACCGCACGCAAGGGCCAAGAACCGAACATGGCGCGTGTTTGGGGCGCCCATTGCGCGTTCTTGCACCGCAACCCGGTGGCCGATACCCAGCGCGGACTGACCTTCGGGTACACCGCACAGTGGGGTGACCGCGTAGCGGGCCAGATGAACGAAGAGAAGGTGGGCCTGCGCGGTAGCCAGCGCGTGCGCGTAGGCGAATCCCTGGTGGAGCTTATCGCCGCCAAGGATGCCGGGTTCTTCGTTCAGAACGTGAAGGCGTAAAGCATGGCGGACGCGAAAAAGAGCTATCGGGCTCTGCTTCCGATTCGCCTGCACGGTAAGCCCCACGCCGCAGGCTCGACCGTTTCGCTCTCCCCCGACGAAGCGGAAGACCTGCTGCGTGGGCCCTACCCGGCCGTGGAGCCCATCAAGGGCGCCCCGGCCACCCCGCAGGGCAAAGGCAAGAACAAGGCCAAGCCCAGCGGCGAAGGTTCCGACCAGGAAGGCACCGGTGGCGACGCCGGTACCGACAGCAGCACCGGTGGCGACGCCGGCGCGGCGGCCGGAGCGTAACCCATGATCGACCGCGCGTATCTGGAAGCGGCCTATACCGCCCGTGAGATTGAACAACTCGCGGGCGGGCCGGCCGGGGAAGCCGAAGCCGACGAAGCGGTGGCCGCAGCGATTGCCCGCGCCACCGCCGAGGTGGAAAGCCGCCTGGCCAGCCGCTACCAGACGCCGGTCGCCAACCCCCCCGACGAATTGCGGGAGCTATGCGCGACCCTGGCACGGGCCCGCCTCTACCCCGCAAGCCGTCCCGAATACATAGACGAGCGCGCCGCCGAGGCGCGCAAGTACCTGGACGACGCAGGCCAGGCCCGGCGCGAGATTCAGGGCCTGACCCCGCGCGAGCGAACCGGCCGATTTGCCGGCACGCGCCGGCGCCGTGACCGCACGTTCACCCGCGAGACCTTGAGCGGCTACTGATGATTACCGGAACCGCCCACATTGAAGACCAGACCGTAGGCCTGGCCCTTGACCGCCTAGCGCGCATGACGGCCAACCCGCGCCCGGCGCTGCAGGCGATCAACCGCCGGCTGCTGACGTTGATTCAAGACGGGTTCCGCACCGGTACCGACCCCTGGGGCCGCCAATGGGCGCCGCTGGCCGTTCGCCAGGGCCAGCCCCTGCGGGACACCGGCCGCCTGCGTAACAGCTTCACCGGCTACGCGACCGCAAGCGAGGCGGTTGTGGGCACGAACGTTTGTTACGCCCTGGTCCACCAGTTCGGCGCCACGATTCACGCGCAGCGCCCGAGCGGCAACAACGTCTGCGGCTACACCCCGAAGGGTTCGCCGTTCTTGACCTTCAAGGTGCCCGGTGGATACGCGCGCAAGAAGAGCGTGGAGATTCCGCGCCGCGCGATGTTGCCGATCAGCGAGAGCGGCCAAGCCACCCTGCCTGACCGATGGGCCAGCGAGGTTCTGGACACCCTACACCGGCACATGGAGAACGCGCTGTGAGCGGGAACCTACTCGCCGCCGAGGGCGCGATCCTCGAGCAATGCAAGGCCGCATTAGGCGACGCCGTGGCGACCTACGGGACCATGACCGACATGCAGACGGTTGAAGAGCGCAGCCAGCGCACGCCGGCCCTGTACGTCGTGTTTGACGGGTACCGCCCGGGGGGCCAGGCCGGGGCCGGCCGTACCCAGCAATTCATCGTCCGCTGGCTGGTCGTCGTAGCCGTTCGCAACGTTGGCACCGAAGGCGCCGCACAAGGCGAGGCCGGCGCGCTGGTGGGGGCCTTGATTCCGGCCCTGATGAACTTCCGCCCGGACGCCGATCACGGGCGCCTGCAGGCCACAGACCCACCCGCCCCCGTGTACCGGGAGGGTTTCGCGTACATCCCGACCGCCTGGGAAGTGACCACACACACGACCACCGATAACCGGAGCACGACATGAGCGAGATCATCACCGAAGACTACAGCCACCTGGGTGTGGGCGAGCTTTACATCCGCCGGCGCGGGTACGCAGGCCCGATGCGCCCCGTAGGCAACATGAACGAACTGGCGTTCAACATTGAACAGAACACCATTACGCAAAACGAGTTCCGCAGCCCCGGCGGCGGCGCGCGTAACGAGATTCGCCGGATCACCAGCGTTCAGGCGTCCATGCAGGTGTTCGATCTTTCCCCCGAGAACATCGCGATTGCGCTCTACGGGGACGCCACCAGCAAGGCCGCGACCGACACGAACAAGCGCGAAGAGACCGTGACCGCGTACAAGGGCGGCCTGATTCCGCTCGACATGACCAACCCGCAAAGCGTGACCGTAGAGCCGACGGAAGGCACGGATACCTATGAGGCGGGCACGGACTACATCGTCCAGACCGGCGGCGTCTTGATCCCGAGCGATTCCAGCATCGCAGACGGAACCGAGATCGTGATCAAGTACCACCACGGCAAGCACCACGTCGTGGAGGCCATGATGAACTCGGGCTATGAGTTCGAGGCCAGCTTCCGGGGCTACAACGAAGCGCGCTCCAAGCACTTTGCAGTCGACATCTGGCGGATGCGCTTCGCGCCCACCGAAGGCCTAGGCATCGTTGGGGAAGAGTTCGCCAACTTGACCCTGAACCCCACCATCCTCAGCGATACCAGCCGCCCGACCGGCACGTCCCAGTTCTTCCGCACCGTTATCGAAGACTAAGGGGGGGCCGCCTGCGGGGGCGCGCAAGCGCCCCCATAGGCACACACCATGAGCCGCAACCTCGCAGCCCGTATCGTTCTATCCGTCCGAGACGGGGCCACGGCCCCGCTGCGCGCGGTTCGGCGCCAGTTCACGGGCCTGCGCGGCGTTGTAACCAGCCTGGGCACCGCGTTTGCCACCTATTTCTCCGTCCGCAGCGTCGGGCGGTTCTTCAGCAGCACCGTTCGGGAGGCCTCCCTCCTTGAGAGCGCCCTCGCGCGGGTAGGCGCAGTCACGCAGGCCAGCGCCGAGGATATGGCCCGCCTGGAAGCCGCCGCCCTGCAGATGGGGGGCAGCACCCGCTACAGCAGCGCCGAGGCCGCCGAGGCAATGGAGAGCCTGGCACGGGCCGGCCTTTCCACCACCGAAACCATCCAAGCCCTCCCCAGCGTTCTGGCGCTGGCGGAAGGTAACAGCATCGGCCTGGCCGAAGCCGCACAGCTAACGACCCAGGCCGCGAACGGCATGGGGATCGAGTTCGAGGAAAGCGCGCGCATAGCCGACGTGCTGACCGCCGCCGCCGCGAACGCAGACACCACCGTGACGCAACTCGGGGAGGCCTTGAGCTACGCCGCCCCCACCGCGCGCGCGTTGGGCCTGGATATTGAAGAGACCACCGCGCTGATCGGCAAGCTATCCGACGCGGGGATCCAGGGGAGCCGCGCCGGTACCGCGCTGAATACCGCCTTTACCCAGTTCATCGACAGCGGCAGCAACTACCGCAAGGAACTGGCCGCGATAGGCATCACTACGGACGACTTTATCCAGTCGATTGTGGAGCTAGAGCGGGCCGGGCCCCAGGGCGAAGCCGCCCTGCTGGCGCTGGGGCAGACCGCCGGCCCGGGCATGCGCGCCCTGCTTGCCCAGGGCGGCGATGCCCTGGTGGAGCTACGCGACCGCATTACCGACAGCATGGGGGACGCCGAGGCCGCCGCCGCGCGCATGGACGCGACGATGGAAGGGGCGATGGAGAACCTTCGCAGCGGTTGGCGCCGGGTCAAGATTTTCCTCGGGGAACCCCTGCTGGGCCGCATTGCGGAAGAGGCCCGGAGCCTAGCCACCCGCCTCCAGCAGCTTGTGAACGACGGCAGCCTCGACCGCCTACGCGAGCAAATCGTGGAGACGTTCGACCGAGGCGTCCAGGGCATAAAGGACTTCATCGCCAGCTTCGGCAGCGCCGAAGAGATTGTCGAGAGCTTCACGGACAAGTTCACGACGGCCACCCGAGGCATGCAGCGATTCGCCGCCGGGGCCAGCGCCGCCGGCAACGCCATCATCGCGATCTTCCAGGCGGTGAACACGGTCGTCAGCACCGTGGCCTTGATGATCGTGTCCGTTGTGCACCGCATTTCCCAGGCGGTGACCGGCTTGATCCGGGGCCTGAACGCCATCGGCCTCGCCAGCGATGAACTGCGGTTCAAGGCGGAGAACGTAACGCAGACCCTAGACGAGATGGCCGACGCACTAGGCGAGCGGGTAGTCGAATCCGCCCGGGCCAGTGGCGAGGCCGCCGTGCAAGCCGGCGAAAGCCTGCAGCGCATGGGAGACCTCAACCGAGAGGCAGCCGACAGCGCCCGCGATGCCGCCGATGCGATGGACGAAGAGGGCCAGGCCGCCAAAGACATGGCCGACGCCGTGGACGCCGCCAACCGCAAGGCGGCCGGGAGCTACGGGCAAGTCGGAGACGCGGCCGACGAAGCCGGCAAGAAGAGCGCCGGCGCGTTCAAGGGAGCCGACGCCCAAGCCGAGGAACACCGCGCGAACATTCAGGCCCTGCGCACGGAGTACCGGGAGGCGCTGGAGGCCGGCGCCAGCATGCAGGAACTCGGCGGCATCCTTCGGGCCATCACCGCCGAACAGCGCGCCCTGCGCGCCGCGACCACGGACCTGGGGGATGCCTTCGAGGAACTCGGCGTCACCAGCCAGGCAGAGCTAGACGAGACCGCCCGCAAAGGACAAGAGGCGTTCCAGCGCATCCGCGACAGCGGCACAGCCACGACCCAGGAGCTACAGCGCGCCTTTGCGGAGTACGCGCAGCGCGCAGCCGACGCGAACAACGGCGTGATCGAGGCGACCGTGGCCGCCGAGGGCGCACAGCTTGGCCTGCGCACGGAGGTAGACGAGACCGGCCGCGTGGTGGTCCGCAGCGCCAACGAAGCCGCACAGGCCACCGGCCGAATTGCCGAGGAAGCCGGCCGGGCCGCCGGGGAGTGGAAGCGCATCGGAGACGAAGCCGAGCAAGCCGAGGGCAAGATCCGGCGCGCGGCCGAAGCCGGGGAAGAAGGGGGCAGCGGCGGCCGTGGTGGCGGCCGGGGGCGCCGAGGCCGGGGCGGCGTCGACATAGAGCGATGGCAAGACCGCGAAAGCCTCGAAGAGATGATGCAGCGGGAACGGAACGCCATGCGCAACGCCCGTGGCCGCCGCTACGCCGCCACCCGCGACGCCAACGCCCGCAACATTCGCCGCATGGAGCGCCGCCTGGCAGAACTGGACGCCGAGGAAGAGCAGCGCCAGGTCGACCGCCTACGTCGCGAAAAGGAGATCGCAGACCTACGCGACCAGGAGCGCGGCAAGGGCAAGACACTACTCGAGCGCCGCCGGGAGGAACGCCCCGCCGAGCCCCGCGAACGCGGAGCCAGCCGCACCGTGCGGATTCAGCTAGGCAGCGCCGGCCTCGACGTACCCGAGGCCCAAGCCGAAGCGTTCCTGCGGGAACTTGAGCGCCACGGCGCGCGCGCACAACAGGGAAGCGCATGAAACTGAACAGCGTAGAGCTACCGCCGGACCTCGAATGGGAAGACGAATGGGCCTGGGAGCCCTACCCCGAAGAGGCCGCCCACGCGATCGACGGCACGCACATCACCGAACGCGGCATGGAGCGCCAGGGCGGGCGCCCCGTGACCTTGAGCGGCGCGGAAGACCGGGCCTGGGCAGACCGCCCCACCCTTGAGGCCCTAACCGCGCTGCTGCACGAAACCAGCATGACCCTGGAGCTATGGGACGGCCGCACCCTAAGCGTTGAATGGCGCCACGGAGATCGCCCGATTGAGACCCGGGAGATTCTGACCGGGGCCGGCTACTGGACCCTAACCCTGCGACTGAGGACGACCGAATAATGGCGATCTTTGAACCCGACATCCAGCTACTCGAAGCCGACCGCCTGACGGACGACGACGACGGCGGGGGCCGCTTGACCGGCAACGTGATCGAGAGCGGGCAGGCCAATAACCTCTTTCCCGACATTTCCAGCCTAGATCGCGTGTACGGCCGCGTGAGCTTGCGCAAAGCCTACCCGGCGGTGCGCAGCCCGAACACCGATGTGTATTACGGGGCGCACCTGGCCATCGTAGAGCCGCCGGAAGACCCGACCGTCCATGTGGCCCTGTTCGACACACAGAACTGGACCGACCGCCGCCTCGACGCGCAAGACCGGATCGAGAGCTACGTCGTGCTCGGGCCCGAGGCCCGCGCCTACCTGCTCGGCACCCAGTTTGCCGGGCAGCGCCAGATCACTGTGTTGCAGCGCCTGGACGCGCCGATCCCGGAGATCGGCACCACCCTGGCCCTGGACGACGAAAGCGGCGCACAGCGCACGACGCAGTACATCCGCGTGACCGATATTGATCACCAAGAGGTCGAGTATGAGGACGACCGGGGGACGTACATTCGGCGCCGCGTGACGATGGAGATCAGCGAGCCCCTGCGTTCCGACTTCCCGGGGTACCAGCCCAGCCGCACGCGCGTGACCGGAGGCGACACCACCGTGCGCGAAACCGTGGTGGCAGACGCCGCGCGCTACTACGGCATCACCCCGCTGCGGGAGCCCGCGCAGCAAGGCGACCTGACCGTCGATTGCGCGCGCATCTTCACCCCGCTGGTGCCCGCGACGCAGGCAGAGACGCCGCTGACGGACGAAGACGCCGCCGCCGGGGTACCGATCACCCTGGAGACGGACGGGGGCGATGTTGAGTTTCAGGACGTAGCGCAGACCGACGCGGTGGAAGTCACGCTGCAGAACCGCGCGTTCAACTACGTTTACAGCGCCACGCCGCGCCCGGCCCCGGGCACCGTATCGGTCAACTACCGCGCGCAAGGCCGGTGGTATGAGCTGCGGGACGACGGCGAAGGCCGCCTGGAAGGCACCGGCACCGGCACCGTGGACTACACCACCGGAACGATCCAGGCGACCCTGGCAGAGCTACCCGACGTTCCCAGCGCGATCATGTACGCCTGGGGCGCGGGGGAGCTTGTTTACCACGACCGCAGCGGCACCGAAGGCGACCTGGACGACACCCGCATCCGCGTGGAGGCCGGGAAGGCGCTATTGCCCGGGAGCGTTACCGTTTCCTGGCTGGTCGGAGGCGACACCAAGACCGCGACGGACGACGGCAAGGGGCAGCTTTCAGGCGACGCCAGCGGGGCGATCTACTACCCCACCGGCCTGGCGATTCTGGAGCCCAGCGCCAGCGAGGCCCCGGACTTCGACAGCCTGGTCCAGGTAGAAGGCGACGAAGCCCCCAGCGAGGCGCTCGAGACCAGCCCCAGCCTGGACAGCAACGGCGTGGCCGTAATCGAGCTAGGCGAGGGCATCATGCCCGGCTCCCTTTCCCTTGAGTACCAGGTGGAATGGAGCGAAGAGCGCGCGCGCTACGGGGGGCGGCACGTCTGGGGCCTCAGTTCCGAGGTTGACACCAGTTCCCGCACCGGCACCCGCACCCGCCGGGTTCAGGACGACGGCGAAGGCGGCCTGCGGGGCGCCACGGGGAACGTGGATTACAGCACCGGCACGATCACCGTTACCGTGGTGAAAAACGAAGAGTGGTCCAGCATTAGCCGGGAGAACTGGGCCAGCGGCGTCGTCATGCGAGGGGAAGAGCGCGTGACCCAGGAGCGCCTCGCCAGCGGGATCGCCGTTCGGTACTTCCCGCCCGGCGTTACCGGCAGCACCGTGACCGAGCAAGTGGAAGCCCCGGCCGTAGAGGGCAACCTGCTCGGACTTCGCGCCGAACAGATCATCCCGGGAAGCCTTCGCTTTCGCTGGCGGGGCAGCACCTATGAGGACCGCGACGGCGATCTGGTGATCGACCCGGACCCCAGCACCGGGTTCGGCGTAACCGCCGGCAGCGTGCGCTATGACACGGGGGAGATCGAGCTCACCCGCTGGGGTTCCGGCAGCCAGGCCCTGGAGGTGCTCCGCATGGCGACCGCGACCGGCACCATCGCCACCAACCGCCTGGCCTTCCGCGTGCCCGGCGCCCCGCTTCGCAACCAGAGCTTGATCGTGAACGCGCTCACGGCCCAGGGCGACAGCTTGACGATCCAGGGCAACGCCAACGGCGAACTGAGCGACCCGAGCGGACGCACCCGGGGCAAGGTGGACTGGGAGACCGGCGCCGTGGATCTTGAGTTCGGCCTGTGGGTAGGGGAAAACTGGCAGTACAGCGAAGACGACAGCGACCCGGACGCCGAGCCCCACACGCTGGTGATCCCAGGCGACGCGCGATTCAGCGCGGTGGTCTTCAGCAGCATCCCCCTGGACCCGGACATTCTCGGCCTCGACCCGATCCGACTGCCTGCAGACGGCCGCGTGCCGTTCATTCGCAGCGGCAACGTGGCGATCATCCACCACACGGACACGACCGACCTCGGCAACGGAGACACGACCACGGACCTCGGCCGGGAGCGGTTGAGCTACGCGCACGTCTACGATGCCGAGGGGGAGCGCGTACCGGACGAACAGCTAGAGATCGACCTCGACGCCGGCACCGTTCGCGTGGACGACCCCAGCGGCTACAGCGCGCCGTTCTATTGCGAACACCGGATCGAAGACATGCGCCTGGTCAGCGAAGCGCAGATCACCGGCGTCGTGAGCCTGGCCAGCCCCCTATCGCACGACTTCCCTGGGGGGGAGACCTACCTCAGCACCGCGCTCTTGTACGGCGATCTGCAGGCCGCCGCCGGTGTCGCCTGGGACCAACAGACCTGGACCGGCACATGGGCAGACGAGCGCATCGGAGACGCCGCCGGCGGGACGTACAACCAGACCGACTACCCCATCGAGGTGACCAACGAAGGGGCCATCGAAGAGCGGTGGCGGTTGGAGTTCAACACCACCAGCACCGTGAACGTGATCGGGGAATACACGGGCCAGATCCTGACGAACGTTCCCATAGACGAAGAGATCGCCCCCACCAACCCGACCACCGAAGGCGGCGTGCCGTACTTCCGCATTGACCCGGACGGCTGGGGCGGCGGATGGAGTACCGGCAACGTGGTCCGCTTCGACACCCGCGCGGCGAACCGCCCCGTGTGGATCGCGCGCACGGTGCTCGCCAGTGACGACCGCACGGAAAGCGACGCCTTCCGCCTGCAAACCCGAGGAGACGCAAGCTAATGGCCTTCAAACTGTACACGTCCGCAGATGCAGATGCCCCCATTCTTGAGAACACAGAGGGGAGCCTTCTCAACATTTTGCGAAAGTGCCTTGTTCAAGGGTACGGAAACCAAGACCCTGTGGGATGGGAAGAGCAGATCCACGCAGACAACCAGCGAGGCGCTTTTAAGTCGAGCGACCCATCCAGCCCGCAGCACTGGTTTTACATTGATGATAGCAAGTCGGGAGCCATCGCAACCGTCGCCTACGCGCGCGCAGCGTTTGACTTTGATGGGTGGGATGAAAACGAAGAACCCAAGTTCGTGGATCCCTATCCCACACTGACTCAGGAATCTGATGGTGTTGTGTTCCATAAGAGCAACACCAGCACAGGAGGGAATGAGTGGGCGGTCATTGCCGACGAAAAGACGGTTTGGTGGCTTTCCACCCCAAGGGGTGCGACTCCGCTAACAAGCTGGTCGACGGGATCGTTTGACAATTTTGTACAGCTTCAGGGGTTCGGAGACACGGTAAGCCTCTATGATCATCCTGCGCCCTGCTTTATAGCAGGTGGTGAGAGGAATGGGAACCCAATAAATACCCCGGAGGTGATCCAAGCGAATGGGCAACCGCATGCCACGACAACAAACGATGAGTTCTACTTGCCAGGTAGCGCAGACCTTTCAGATCTGTCGGTTCGTGCTCGGACTTTTGTGGAAAGTGGGAACATGGGGCGGGCCCCCAGAACTGCAGACATCGACTCGATCCTGACGGAGCCCCGGTATTATTTTGGAGGCGGCCGGGTCGAGCGGCTTCGTGGCCTAGAATCTGCGATTTGCTTGGTAGATACGCAGCCCGATTATGAAGCGGTTTTCGGCGTCCCGGGAAACCCGGGTATAACAACCATTGGAGAAGGTGAAAGTCAAAGGCTTTTCGTGATCAATGGTCGATTGAATAACAGCGATTCCGGCCTGATTGTTTTCAACATGAATGGTGATGACTGATGGCATCCGTGACCGACACAAAGACGCTAGACGGGCCGGTCTTGGTGCGACGCTATAACACGCTGATCGCAGGAACCGTAAGCGTAGAGGGAAGCCCCGCCCGCCGGCGCCCTCGGGTGTACAGCCGGCAGAGTGGCTCTCTGGTTGCCGAAGCAAGCTCGAACGAAGATGGAGCCTTTGAGTTCAAGGGGCTTCGCCCAGGTCGATATGTGGTGCAGGCACTGGATCCCAATCGCGAGTTTAACGCCGTGGTGGTGGATAACGTTCAGCCGGTCCCGATCAATAGCGCGGAATAAGGATGACTAGCGTTTACCTCCTGTTCGATTCGCCAATGCCCCAGGTTGAAGGGGGCGGCTTGGTGCTGGCGTTTCAGCACCCGCAGGGCTTGGCCGGTCGCGTTGAAGACATAGAAGGCGACGGGCTAGAGGGCCGGATCGTCTACGTCTACCGCCGCAGCGATGGCACCCTGCAGGGCAGCGCCACCACGGACGCGGAAGGCGCCTGGACATGGGCCAGCGCCGATGCCGACCCGGGCACAGAGTATTTCGTGGTCGCGATCAACCCGGCCCCGGAGGCGACCGACTACGCCCCCAGCGCGATCAACCGCTTGAACCCCGTCACGGTGGCCTAAATGGCGCGGCCCGGCGGTAGCATCCGCCTGATCGCGCGGCCCGGCGTACCGCAGGCCAGCGACGCGATCACCCTGGCCCCGTGCGGCCAGCGGCAAGACCCCGGCGCGCTGGTGCTTCGGGAGGGCTTCGGCGGTGGGCCCCAGTCCGGGGGCGCGGTGCGCTTGATGCCGTGCCTCGGCGGCCTGCCGCTGGGGGACGCTCCCGGCCCCGATCCGGCCCCGGATTACCCGCCCCCCTTTCGGGGCCCTGCCCCCGTCGTTGGGATGCCCTACGCCGGGCGCCACGCGCGCCGCCTGCGCCCGCACAGGGCCCCCGGCTGGACTATGCCCCCGCCGTTCCCGCGCCATACCGATGCGCAGTACCAGGCAGGCGACCCGATCCGCGTCAGCACCGCCGGCCTGTGGGGGAGGCTACCCCCGCGCCCCCGGGACACTGCTGCGCCCTGGCCCCAGGCGCTACAGGAGCGCCCACGCGCCACGGAGGGCGCATGGGGCGATGTACCCCCGCGCCGGGAGCATACCGAGGCGCCGTGGCAGAACGACCTGACCGCCCGCCCCGTGGGCACCGGCCTGCCGTTCAGCGAGCCGCCGGCGAAGCGCCCGGAGACCGAGATCGAATGGGGCGACACGCCGCTCAAGATCGACACGCACCACGACCTCGCGCACCGGGGCCCGCCGCGCCTTGACGCGCACGACGCGATCCCGTGGGGCGCCACCACGCACCTGACCTGGGGCGAACACCCGGAGCCGGAACCACCGGAACCCGAGCCGCCGGAACCGGAGCCGCCCTATACACCGCCGGCCGGCGATGCCGTACACCTAACCCTGCGCTGCCCGGCGCTCGACACGCCAGGCGACGCGATAGACCTTCAACTCACGGAGACGGGGGACTGCCCCCGGCCGCCGTACCAGCCAGGGAGCGCGATCACCGTGCAGCACACCCTATCGATTACCCGAGCCAGCGACAGCGCCCCCGTGGCCGTCGACCGCTTCACCCTACAGACCGACATCGACTCCTGGGCCTGGGACTTCCAGGCGGCCCTGCGGGGGCCCGATGCGATGGACCGGGTACGCCCCGGCGCCGAGGGCCCGCAGGAATTGAGCGTGGAGATCGACGGGCAGACCTGGAAGATTCTCGCGGAGCGCACGGACGAAGACCGCACCGCCGGCACCCGGCGCCGCAACGTGGCGGGACGCGGGCCCGCCGCGATTCTGGATGCGCCCTATGCCCCGCTTCGCAGCAAGACCCAGGAGGCGGTCATCAGCGCCCTACAGCTTGCCGAGCAAGAACTCCAGTTCACCGATTGGACCCTGCAATGGGACGCCCCGGATTGGACGATCCCGGCCGGCACCTGGTCCTATACCGACAAGACGCCGATCCAGGCCATCACCACCATCGCCGGCGCCATTGGCGCCACGGTTCAGGCGGCCCCGGACACGAAGACCCTGCACGTTCGCAGCCGGTACCCGGTCAGCCCCTGGGACTGGGACACGGCCACGCCAGACACCACCATCCCGGGCCGGTTGATTCGCCGTGCCTCCGAGCGTTGGGCAGAGAGCCCGCCCTATAACCGCGCCTGGGTTGCCGGCCGCACCAACGGCGTGCTGGTCAGCACCACCCGGAACGGCACGGCAGGCGACGCCGTGGCCCCGCAGGTTGTGGACGACTTGATTACCAACGTGGACGCCGGCCGGGAGCGCGGGCGCGTGATTCTGGCCGGGGCCGGCCGCGCGATTCAGATCACGCTCGAGATGCCCTTCGCGGTAGCCCCGGACGGGCCCGGCTTGATCTTGCCCGGTATGCTTGTCGAGGTAGAGGACGTGGCAGAGACCTACCGGGCCCTTTGCGTGGGCGCGTCGATCACCGCCCAGGGCGCCAGCGTAAGCCACACGGTCGAACTTGAGCGGAGGATACCGGCATGAACCTATACCGGCAGTTTCAGCGCATGATCCCCCGCGACCCGCTACTGGTCGCGGAGGTGGTTTCGCACAACGCAGACGGCAGCAGCACCCTGGAGACGCCCGCCGGCGGGATCATTCGCGCCCGAGGGACCGACGTGGCCGTGGGTTCCAACGCCTACGTCCAGGGCGGCCGCGTTATCGAGGAAGCCCCGGACCTTCCCGCCTACAACGAAACGGTCTAG